GAGACCGAGTTGTTCTTAAACACCGTCCCACGGGAGGAGTCGATGCGCAGCACCGTGGCATCCTCACCGGCCTGCCCAGTGGCCCCGGCGAGGCACTTGGCCTCCCCATAGGTCACCGTGCCGGATGTGGTGGTGGTTTTGGTACGGCTCCAAAGGTAGTGCCCCTCCGTCCAGTCCGGCGGAAGGGCCACCCACTCGCCGCCCTCCAAAGCGGTCTGGGAGGTGGAGAGGTAGTATTCCTCGGTGACCGCTGCCACGGCGGCGGCCTTTACCGCCTCCACCTGATCTTGGATCCCCTGGAAGGACTGATTGATCTGACTGCTGATGGTGTAGGCGGTTTTCCCCAGGGTGATTTTAGTGTTCTCCGGAGCCAGCAGTTCCAAGTCAAGTTCGGACAGCGGATAGGTATCGGCTAGGCCGTGAGGCGGAGAGGACAGGATGGTGTTTCGCCCCACCCGCAGCTGCTGCACATCCTCTGAGGTGAGCCCCAGGTCTACGGCGGTGGCGGTGATGGTCTCCACCAGCTTCACGCCGGCTTGCGCCAGCTGGGCGGCGGCCTTGGTCTTTAGGTTAGCGGCCTCGGTGACCTCATCCCAGGTGACGATCTGGGTCACATTGCCGTATTTTTCTCGGGCGGAAATGGAGTAGATCAGCTTGCCGTCCTTCACAAGATCCTTTGTGATGGAGCCGTCTGCCAGACTTTCGATGGTGAGCCCGTCCGCCCCCAGAGGCAGGATTGCAGAGCACACCTCCGCCGTGTCCATTTCGTCGGTGAGGTTCAAAAGATTCTCCCCGAAGGTGATATGCTGCACGTTGGTCAGCAGCGGCTCCTCCAGGTAGTCCACATAGGTGCCGTCGGCCTCATAGCGCACCACAAGATCTCCGCCCAGTGCGCTGCCAAACAGCTTGTCTTTCACCGTGTCCCAGGTGGTGGCATAGTTTTCGCTGGCTCGATAGATATAGTTGTTGGAATCGCAGACGGTAACCTTGCCCAGCTTCAGCTGCTGCTCCTCAGTGACCTGGCTGTTGTGCTGATCTAGCAGCCAGGTGAGGTAAAATTCCACCACGTTCTCCGCCGCCAGATAGCCCTTGTCCTTCTCCCAATCCGCGGGGAAGGTGTGGGGAGGGATCACGCTGTCATTGAGGCAGGCCAGAAGGCCCTCTGTCTCCACGGTCTGGGACAGATAAAAGTCCTTGCTGGTGCTGATCACCCGCCCCCGGTAGATGGGCAAGCTGTCTGCCCGCAGTTCCACAATCCCCTTCCGGGGCTGTAGGGTGGCATAGGCCGGATGGCCCGGCGGCAGCACACAGGTCAGGCTGCCCGCCTCGTTCATGGCCAGGTGACAGCTGCCCTCCTCAATGGCGGATTCCTCCGCCCTGGGGTCATAGATCAGCTTGCCGTCATAATAGATCTGGAACATTAGAGACTGCCCTCCTGATAGGTAAAGGTGATGGTGCCTGTGCCGGAATTGGTGCGGGCCGTGAACCGGTTTTCGCCCGCTTGCAGCTGGATTCCAACCAGCTTCCAGGTGCCTGCGCTGAGGGTAAATGATGTGTCCCCAAAGATCAGGGTCGTCTCTGCCGTTACCGTGATCTCCGGGCACACCGCCATCCGGTCATTGGTCAGCGTCAGCTCCCGGCTGGTGGTGGTCAGGTCGAAGGCAAGGGAGGTGGAAAGGTGGTGAAGCTTGTAGGGATCGCAAACCGCCGTAATGGGCAGCGTATACACGCCGCTGTCATAGCCTGCATTCCCTACGGTGATGCGGCCCTCCAGGTAATAGTCCGGGTCTTCGTCCAGCATGATTTTCATCCGCTGGCCGTGGATGGCGTTTAGGATGGCCGTGAAGGTCTCAGGCCACACCTCCGGGGTGGAGACGGTGAAGAAGGAGCCGCTTAGTGTGCGGGACTCATAGACCGGCTGCCCGGTCAAAGCCTCTGTCAGATCCAAAGGCCCGTTCCGGCCTGGGATGGTGATGTAGTTGCTGCTAAGCACGGGGGCGGACAGAGCCACAGGAGCGGACTGAAATAGCCCCCAATCTTTGAATGTGTGATACTGCCCAAAGGTGACTCCTAAAACATCCATCATTACGCACCACGCCCTTTCTTCTTTGTCAGATCGCCCAACGCCTTATCCATTTTCCCCACCGTTTTCCCCACCAGCGTATCATCATCCAGCACAATTTTGGCATTGCCCACATTGGGCAGATAAGCGTCCATCAGTGCCAGCATTTTACTCAAAAGGCCGGATAGGTCGCTGTCAGACTGCACGGAGGCTCCTCCGGACTGGGCGGAAATCACGGACGCGGTGGATCGGCTGCCGGTGGCGGAGTAGGTGTCGCCCACCTGCATTTGCTGGCGCACCACCACATCCTGGGCCGCGGCAATCATCTGGTCTGCGCTGTCGGTGGCAGCGTCCACCATCTGATCCGCATTGTCCTCCACGCCGCCGGCAATGCCCTCATCAAACATGGCACCCACTTCGTCCCTGGCCTTGCGAGAGGGCGACTTGATGCCCAGGAAGCTTTTGGCAGCATTCAGAGCACTCTTGGCGGCCTCTTTGGCGGCATTTACGATGGAGGAAACGCCGCTGGTAATGCCCTTTGCGATACCGGAAATGATATTTTTGCCAACGCTCCCCCAGTCGGTGCTGGTGAATGCGCTGATGATTGACTTGATGATCTCAGGGATTGCCGCTACCGCCGTGGGAATGGCTTGAATGAGTCCCGCGGCCAGCTTGCCGATGATTTCGATGCCTTTGCTCAAGAACTGGGGCAGGTTTGTCACAATTGTGGAGATCAGGTTTGTCAGGATGGAGGTCAGGGAGGAAATGATGGTGGGCAGATTATTCAGAATGCCCGATGCCATCTTTCCGATGATCTCCACGCCCTTGCTCAGGAAGCTGGGCAGGTTGCTTGCCAGGGTGGAGATCAGCTTGTTGATCACCGTTGTGATCGAACTGATGATGGACGGCATCTTTTGTACGATACCATCTATCATTTCCCCGATAAAGTCCAGGCCGGCACTGAGGAAATCGGGTAAGAAATCCAGTACAGTGTCGATCAGGGTTTCAATGATCTGGCCTGCTGCACTTACCAAATCGGGCAAGCTATTCATCAGCCCTTGTAAGAGGGAGGTTAGCAGCTGCACGCCCACATTGATCACTTCTGGCAGATATTCCGCCAGCTTAGACAGGCACGCGCTCATCACGCTGCCGGCGGCATTGATCAGCCCAGTTGTGCCGCCCTCATTGAAGCCATCTGCCAGCTGCTGCACACAGTCAATGCCAAAGTCCACAATGGGAGAGAGATTGTCTGCAAAACTCTCATACATGGAGATGGCCAGGTTCTGTACATTGGTTTGCAGAACCCCGGTTTTATACTCCATGGTGTCCGCCATAATGGAGTAGGCACTTTCCGTGGCCCCTGCGCTGTTTTCCAGCGTGTTCAGATTCTCGTTGAACGCATCCAGTCCCTGGCCCACAATGGCGGAGGCCGCTTTGCCGGCCTCTGCGCTGCCCCATAGGTTCATTAGGGCTTCAGAGTCGCCGTCCACGCTGTCATTTAGGATCCCCAGCACATCGCCCAGGGAGTATCCGTCTGCCATCAACTGGCCAAAGGATTTTCCGGTCTTTTCCTGGATGATCTGCCCAACGCTGGAACCGGAGTCTCCCAGTTCCTTGAACATGGAGGACAGATAGGTGGTGCCTTCTGCGGTACTGATACCCGCCTTGGTCAGGGAGATGTAGCCGGATTCCAGGTTGTACAGGTTGACCCCGTAGGCAGAGGCGGAGGCGATGGCCTTGCCCATGCTGGAGGACAGCTCCGCCACCGTGGTTACGCCCAAGTTCTGGACGGTGATCAGGCTGTCGGAGATCTGCTCCGCCGTGCCCGCGGAGTCGCCGTAGGCGTTCATGGCTGTGGTGAGGACGGATAGGGCTGATGAGGTATCTGTAAAGCCGGCGGTGGCCAGCTTGGAGGCGGTACCGGCAGTGGACACGGCATCATCCACGGCCACACCGGCCGAAATGGCGTTGTAGGCCACGTCTGCCAGATCGGCAGAGGCCGCACCCGTCTCGTTGGACAAAGCGGTGATGTCCGCTGTTAGGCCGGCAACCGCATCCGTTCCGGCAATGGTGGCCAGCTTGGCGGAGGCAGTCTCAAATTCTGTGCCCAGGGAGTAGACCTGCTGCGCAGCATCCTTCACGCCGCTGGCAATGGTCTCCACGCAGCCTGCAATCAGCGTTCCCGCCGCGGTGGTCATGGCGGACAGTCCGCTGCTGACCCCCGAGGTGTCAAGTTTGGTATCGCCCTTGATGGAATAGTCTGCCATATGTCTGTTCACCTCTCATCAGGTGGCACAGGCACAGGGCACAGGCCTTACTTCGTTATCTCAATTTCAAATATCTTCTTGCATTTTGGATTTTTGCACCGCACCCAAAGGCCGGATGCGGTTGCCCCTCTGTCTGCCCAGACCACGCTGGGCCGGTGGCACCAGGGGCAGCAGACCGGGCGGCGATCATTGTCCCCGCCGCAGTCGCTGGATAAATGCTTGTTCATGCTCTTCCTTCGTCATGTGGCCCTTTCGCACATTGCCCAGGGCAAACCTGGCCTTCATAGTCCGGTAAAAAGCCCGCTGAGCCTGGGGCACCTCTCTGGGATCTGTGGTGCGATACTCCATGATCTTGGTGATCTTGCAGGCATCCGGCAGCCCCAGAAAGAGGGCGTGAAAACGCCACCAGTGCAGCTGCTCCCGGAGTAGGTCGATCTGATAGGCTTGCTGATAGGCGGCCACGATCAACGGGCCATCTGCCACGAAATCAACGGCCCGAGGCACGTCCCTGTCTCCGGAGGGCTGGTGGCTTTGCTCCTGCCCGCAGCCCAGGAACCAGAGAAAGTAAGACCATGCGCTCTCCACGGAAAGCCTTCCCAGCCCGCTGGGGTAAAACCGTTCCAGGATCTCCCACACCTTCTTGGTATTGTCCTTGTTGGGATCCAGCAGGATCTGCTGGATCTCGATCATTTCCCTGGCCGTCCAGGCGACTGGCACCCCGGAGATGCTGGTAGGCAGCTGCTCTGTCAAAAGGGCTGCCGCCATCTTACTGCGCTTCCTTCTTGGCCCGGCGCATCTGCCGGTTCTGCGTACCCACGCAAGAGGCCTTGATTGCGTCACAGACCGTAGTCAGCGCGGAGAGGCTTGCCTCATGGTCGTCAGGATCCGCACCCAGTGCCACCGCTGCCCCCTCACCCAGCACCGCGTCCAGGAATCTCGCAATGGAGGCGTTGTCTGCACGGAGGAACGCGATGCCGCCTCGGACGCTGCCGTCCGCCAGTGCCTTATCCCGTTCGTTCTCCTCTTTGTAGGCTTCAAAGGCGGTTTCCATTCGCTCCAGATGGGCGGCGTTCTGGGGATTAAACGGGAACTCAATACCGTTGATCTTCATGTCAATCAGCCTCCTTACTCAGCTGCGTAGGTGTATTCCGTGGGCTTGCAGACGGCCTTCATGTCCAGCTTCACACCGGCGGGATCACCGGCGGAGCCGTCTGCATCGTTGTTCACGATGATGGCCACTTGGCCGGTCTCGCCCTTGCCGGTGCGGATGGAGAACCACACATAGGGCACCACCACATCCTGGCCGGTGCCATAGACGATCTTGTGGGACATGACGAAATCCTGGAAGGGGTCTCCCACCACCCGGTCAGCCTCCACGGAGAAGGATCTCTGATTTCCGGTTTTCGTGGTGGCAGTGCCGTTTCTCAGATAGGTGCTGTCGGAGGTCTTGGCGTTTAGGGCCGCACCGTGGCTCTTCACATGATCCTGGCAAACGATCCAGGCGTTTTCCTTCACCTGGCTGGCATCGGTCTGGATGGCCAGCACAAAGTCGTCGTTCAGTTCCTCGCCGGTGTAGTCGGCGGAAGGGATAATGCCGGTAGCGGCAATTGCTTCAGCAACAGTCATAGCGTTGTGGCTCCTTTCGGTTGATAATAGGTCATAGCTAACTGAAATATAAATTTACAGGTGGTGGCATCCACCGCCTGCATATAGCCGGAGGAGGTGACCTCCATCCGGCGCACGGGCTTGTCCGGGCCCAGATCCGGGAAATTGCGCAAATCGTTCTGTTCCTCCACCCAATCGGTGATCTGCTCCATCAGGCCGCTGTTGGACAGCTGCTGGGCCTCCGCCTCGTTGAAATTCAGCCGGGAGAGGAACATGAAGTTTTTGAGGCGCACGCTGCCCGAAAACATTCTCTGAACAATGGGCGTGCCGGGGGCCTCCTCAATGGAGAACTGGACAGGCTCGGAACCCAGGAAATTTACCCCCAGGCCGCCGAACTCATCCAGTTCATCGTCAATATAGGGGCAGTTCAGAAGCCAACTCTGAACCGCTTGAATCGTGGCTTTGCTCACCCTTCGATCAATCCTCCTAACGCTTTCCGGGCAAAGTCCGCAAAGTGCGTTTTATTGTCTGCCACACTGCGATGGCCCCAGTAGCTGCCTCTGACCCCGTCTCTCAGATCGGAGCCAGAGGCGTGCAGGAAATACCTGGCTCTGGCGTAGGGGGTGCTGTAAACCAGCTCCCCCTTGCCGATCTGGCTGGCGGTAATGACACTGTTCGCCAGCACACCGGTTTGGAAGGGGACGTATTTATCCGTCATACGGGCAACCTCTTCGTCAAACATGGCCTGGGCCTTGTCCGGTGCCTCTTTCAGCCGCTGGCCAAAGGCATCCGAAAAGGACATGGTCATTTTTATCCCGTTTACCTCAATGGTGACATCCCGGGGCGTAGGAATTTTATCCGCCATTATGCCGTCCCCTCCAAATAGAGATGTGGTTCCATGCCGTCCCGGTTGTCGTGGCAGCCGGTGACCCGAAACAGCGTCCGGCGTTTGGTCAGGGCGGTGAATGTCTCATCGTCCAGCGTTGCCAATTCCCCCTGATAGAGCCATACACTGCGGCAGCGGGTGACCAGCTGGGCGGCGGGATCCAGGGGAATCCGCACCTTGCAGCATAGCGCGGTGCTGCGTCCGCTTTGGCTGGTCTCGGAGGTCAATTCCGTGCGCCAGGAACAGCCGGAGAAGCTGGTCAGCTGGTAGATCGTCTGCCCAGCTTCTCTATCCCGCCTTGTGGTAACCACTGTGACGGTTTTTGTCCCGCCCAGCATTTACATCACCCCCGCATAGAGGAGGCCGTAGGGATCATGTCCCAAGGCCCCTGCCAGGATTTGGCGGGCAATGGTGTTCTCTGATCTCACCGCAGCAGAGCCGTCCAGATAGGTCTCGCTGATCCCATCGTTAGAGGCCGCAGCCAGGCCCAACCCCCGGACGGTAACCTGCTGGCAGCGGTAGAGTGCGTCCGTGATCTGGGCGCACGCATCCGCTAGTTCCAGGTTCAGCTTCTCCGCATACGCTTCCGCCCGGCCGTAGGTGAGCCGGTCAATGGTGCGGGAGGCCCTGGTGGCCCAGATCTGCCAGGTGGATTCTGCCAGCTGCCCGCCAAACTCTTGATACTGGCTATAGCTACAGTAGATCATGGGAAATCACTCCCTTACTCAGCAGTGGACGCAGCAGTGGACGCAGCAGTGGACGCAGCGGTGGACGCAGCAGTGGACGCAGCGGTGGACGCAGCAGTGGACGCAGCGGTGGTCTTGATGATCAGGGTCTTGTGCTTGGTGACAACGTGCTCATAGACCTTTCGGCCCTGCACCGCAGAGGCACCGATGAAGGAGCCGGAGCCGTTCAGATCCTGGATATGAGGAGCCACAGACCACTCATTGATCCGGCAGCACCAGTCCGGATGACCGGCAATGAAATCAGTGGTGTCGGACAGGGTGTTGTCCTCAAACACGGTGAAGCCTGCGATCTTGCCGATAGCACCGGTCTGAACCACTGCGTCGCCCAGCTGAGAGGCCCGGACAAAGTGGGTGGTGTCGGTGAGCAGCAGCTCCACCACCTCCGGGGAAACCAGCAGCCAGCGGCGGCCGTCGTTGGGCACGTTGGCCTTGGAGAGGGCGGTGCGGGCCTTTACGATCATGGGATAAGCGGTGTCCGCAGTCAGCGCGGAAGTGTCTTCCAGCTTGGTCGCCGCAGCCTCCAAGCAGGTGGTTGCATCCTGCTCGATCTGGAGGGCCAGGGAATAGCCGGCGGAGTCCAGTCGATCCGCAGCCAGGTTGTCGGGAACTGCGGCAGCCTCATAGCCGTCGATCAGTTCGTTTACGGCCTTATCGTGCTGGATGGTCACGGTGATGTACGCGGTGGAGCCGGTGGTCAGCTTGGTGCCGGCGGTCTTGCTGTAATCCGCAGCCGCCACCTCGGTGTCCCGGACAGGTACCTTCACGGCACCGGCCTTGGGGTTTCCCTCATACCGGTTGTTAAAAATAATGCCGTCCTTCTTCACCAGGGTTGCCCGCAGCTTGATATCCACCAACTGGGCATAGCGTTCCTGAAGGGTATGTGCCATAGTTCATTTCTCCTTTTAGTCAAGTTTTAAGCCGGGGTTTAGTGCCTGGAATGCGGCGACTACCCCAGCAGTGTCTTCAGCCGCTCCGCCTGCACCGTGCTCTGTGCCGGTGTCAACATGGACGGAGGAGCCACTGTCCGCACCCTCGAAGGCCCAGGGCTTGTCTTTTGCCAGGGCGGTCAGGGAGGCGGAAATATCGGTCGTCCGATCCTTGGAAGCCCGCAGGGCATCCAGATCCAGCATCCCGCGGATGGCCTTCACGTCCCGGCCCTTTGCATCCCGGATGGCACCATCCAGGGCAGAGTCAAAGGCGAAGGTTTCCTGCTGGGCGGTGAGTTTGCCCTGGAGGGCAGTGATCTGGCCTTGAAGGTCTGCCACATCCACGCCCTCGAAGGCCTTGAGGCCGTCCTGGGCGGTCTGAAGCTGGGCAGTCAAGGTGTCCACCTGACTCTGAAGCTGGGTGGTCTTGCCCTTTTCCGCGTTCACATCTGCGCCGTTCTGGGCCATGAGCCAAGTCAACTGTTCCTCTGTGATGCCGGGGATCTTCTCTTTGATTTCGTCTCGCTTCATGGTTTGTCCTTTCTCCGCTACGCTTTGGTGACGGGGGTAGCCTCCCCGGTGCGGCTGGCCGTTTTACGCCGGGCCAAGGCGAAATGGTATGAAAAAAGCACTGTGCAGGTGGCACAGTGCTCTAGTCAACAAAATAATTCAGTTGTTTGGTTTACCACTCGGTGATTTCAATTTCGGGAATAATGTCTTTCAGTGTTTTCCCGTCAAAATACGGAGTGGAAAATACCTCATCAATGCTATGAACCTTCATAGAGTTTCCGTTAAAGTACAGGTCAAAAAGATTTGGATTATATGGGTCAACACCGCAGTAAAATCCATTATATTCAAAGCAAAGAATATTGCAAAACTCTAACAGTCGATCTTTCAAGTCATCTATATCCATGTTCATAGAATATCACTATTCTCCTCTCGCTCTGCATCGGTAAGTTCACGAGCCTCTAGGCGCGTTATTTCACCATCGTCAGATATTACATAATCATGTGCGTGTTCGCCTTTCTCGCCAAATTTGCTTTCGGAGGTATGCCCATGATCGGAGTTTGAAAGCTGCAAACTCTGGGTCCCATTAGAATCATAATAATTCCTGGAAGTTCCATTCTTTTTCGTGGTAACCTGAGTTATGCTATTGGGAATCCCATACTGATCTGTTCTTTCAAGAATGGTCACTAAATGACCACCTGCGTTCGTGGTTGTTTTTCCTGCTCGTTCTGCATCCAACTGAACTAACTTTGCATATAACGAACGGTAGTCTTTTACCAGCGACTTTTTTGATGCTGAACCAGCCAGCTGATTGGCAATCGCCTGATAATTCGCTCCAGATGGGAACGATATCCCGCTGCGGCCGCTTTGGTACCATTCCGCTGCCAGCTGTACCGTTTTTTCACGGAGCTGATCAAGAGGCATAGATTCTAGCTGTTTCCTTGTGAATCGCTCCCGTTCTTGTACTTCTATTTTAGCAGTTCCTTGCTCTTTTGCAACCCTCTGTTGCTCTTTTTTCACAACCCAAGTGGCCTTGCTGGCTGCGCTGTGCCCAAAGCCCGCCGTTCCGGTGCGGCTGCTGTCCAGGTAGCCGCCGGTATCCCGAACGAACTGGCTCAGCTGCTGCCGGGCGTTCTTCAGCTTGGCGGCGGATTGGGTGGTGTCAAGCCCGGCCGCGTCCTCCGCCAGATACTGCTTTTTCGCCGCTCTGACCTTCCGCTCTGCGGCCCGCTGCATCTGGCTGATCTCATACTTGGTGTACAGCTTACCGTTGTACTCCTGATCTCTAGCGTTCAGCTGGTTCAGCTCCGCCTGGGTGTAGGCGGATTGAGACAGGCCGGGAAAGAAGGGATAGAAATTATGGCGGCAGTTCCAGCCACACAGGCCGTCCCCGCTGCCGTAGCCGGTGGAACTCACAAAGTCCGGGTAATGTTTGCCCTGATAGGTGACAGATCCGCCCCGGTGGAAGGCCTTTCCTTGCCAGAGAACGTGCTCCGGCCTGGCCCCGGCGTGGGCAGTGGTCTCCACAAAGTTCCAATCGAACTGATTCATTCGCTCAATCTGAAGCTTTCCGGCGGTCTGGTTTACCCCGGTGAGTACCGCCCGGCGGGTGGCCACCTCCAGGGTGTCCCGATGGCCGGAGGGATAGGTCACATGGGTCATGTGCTGGGAGAGATCATTGACGGTACGGCGGATCGCCGTCTGATAATCGAACGCGCCGGATGAAACCTGGATCCAGGCTCGATCCAAAGCCCGCTCAAACTGCCCGGTCACCGTGTTGGCGGTGGTGGCGGTCAGGTTCTTCCAGGTTCCCAGGGTCTGACGGTAGCCAGCGTTCAGCAGGTTGGCCAGGGCGGGGCTTTCTGTGATGGATGGGGTCTTAATCCCCGCCTGTTGATAGATGGCATCGTCCGCCCCCAGGGCCTCCACACCGGCCGATTGGAGGATGGTGCGCAGCTGCGCATCGGTTTTCCCGCTGTACTGAGCCAGGCGTTTCACCACGTCTTTGCGCAGTCCGCTGATCTGCTCCAGCCGCCACATCTGCCATTGGGCGGTGTCGGTGACCGTCCCCATCTTGCCAATGCGCCGGGCCACGTCTTTTAGAATATCGTCCTCCAGATTCTGCATCAGCTGGGTTAGCGGTTCCGGTGCTTTGTCAAGATAGTCGGGAGACAGCATCAGATCTCACCAAAGCTCAGTGGTTCGCCGCTCTGGCTGTCCTCCTGAGCCTCCTGGGCCATCTGCCGGGCGGCGGCCTCGTTCAGTCCATACCTGGCCATCAGATACCGATAACGGGGGATCAGGCCGGACAGCGCATCCTCCCGCATTGTAGCCAGGCGGCTCTCCTGATCGGTGATGTAACTGTCGTCCCAGTTGATGGAGACCTCTGTCTCCGGATCCACCGGAGCCCCTAGCAGTTCCCGGCCCGCCCAAAGGAGTGCCCGGAAGATGCGGATCAGCGCGGCCTCGATCTGGATCTGATGCCGGTTGGCGTGCTGCACCATGTCCTGCCGATCTCCGTTATACTGGGTGGCGGTGGCAATGTTCCCGGAATTGAACTGGTAATGATGGGTGCCCAGGCCAACCTTGAAGGAGAAGTAATCCAGGGCATCTTGAACCGCCTTGCTGTTGTCATCCACCCGGAGGTCTGGGTTATACTCATGCCAATCCGGCGAAGCATCGGGATCCCCGCCGGGCAGCTGGTAGAAAATGCGCCGCCTGGCCGCATCCGGCGGCACCTGGTAGGGCTGGCCATCGCTATTGAAGCGGGTCTCCACCAGCCGCTTGTTATAGAACACCTTCTTGCCACCCAGGTAGATATCCTGCCCGTAGTTGTCAAAGGCCAGATCCACCTGTTTGGCAGCATCCAGTGCCTCGGAAAACACTGCCATGCCCAGCCCTGTTCCGCCGCTGATGTTCTTTACGCCGGCGGGAGAGAACAGCGCAAACCAGGGGACATCACTGCCGGTAAAGAACCTGCCGATCATGCCCTTCGGAAGGGGCTGGGGCTGATAGCTGGCGCAGTCGGTTTCTTCGCCCTGGCCCTTAAAGAACTCGTTGGTGATCTGGTATTGCAGGCCACCGGCGGGATTCCTCACCAGCTGATGGGTTTGGAGGTAAATACAGGCATCGCCACGCAAGGAAACCCCGCTGGCAAAGGCCGCCTCTGTCACTAGGCCGTGGCGAACCGTTATGGGGAGAATGCACTCTGCCGGAAGATAATCCAGGGAAACCCGGGCGGTCGGTGTCTTTTGCAGCACACCGGTCTGAAGGGCGGCTCCCTCCACGCTCATCACAAAGGCCCCGGTGCCGGAGCGGAACGCCTCCTCCACCAGCCGGTTGGCATTGGGCCAGAACGACAGCTTCCCCAGAATGCCGCCGGTCTGATCCTGATCTCCCAGCAGCCATTTTGCACTGGATGCGTCTGCCACGGTGGCGGTGGTGCGGTCATTGAGCAGCAGCGTGGCCCAATCCTCACAGGCGTGCTTCGCCATACGGAGAGAGCTCATGGTTCTTGCCTGGGTAGAGCCGTCCACCACCTGCTCGGTGACCTTGTGGAAGGTTCCGTCATAGCCTCTCCACCAGTCTTTCCAGGTCTCGATATAGCTGTAATAGCTGCCGTCAATGTGCAGATGTTTTGTCTCGTTCAGATAGGCGATAAATCGTGTGATATTCACGTCTCAAAATCCTCCCAGCAGAGCGGCGCGATCCCGCTCGATGGTGTATTCGAATGCGTCCAGGCTGTCTATATCGGTGGATCCGTCGTCCAGTCGCACGTCTTTCCCCTGGTACTTATCGCTCCACAGGGCCTCGCTCAGCGCGTCCCGCAGCGTGGCAGCCTCTGGCAAATAAAAAAACCGGCTGCCACCCATGAGAATAGAGGTCAGCCGGATCCGTTCCGTTATTTCAATTTTCTTGGAGCCGAAAACCCGCTCCGCCAGGTATCCCAGCCCGTTCCGGCTCAGGTCAGCCCGGATCTGCCGAATTATGACCTGCTCTGCGCTGTCGCAGTAAATGGCATCGATCCGCTTCCAGCGGCCCAGGATCGAGCGGAGGAAGGTGGTCAGCTGCTTCACCAGCTGCGTTACATCGCCGGGTTCCAGCCGCTGGGAGGCCAGGGCCACTACCCCTTGACCCAGTGGAAGAAATCCGGTGGCCACAAAGGCGTGCTTCGATCCGTTTCCGCCGAAGTCCACACCCACAACCACCTTGCAGAGCCTTAATTCCCGCTGAGCAGGCCAGAGGAAACGGCCGTCCCCGGCGGCAATGCTGTCCGCAAAGGAGCGGTAGATCACGCCCTCCGCAGCAGCCCATTGGCCCAGGATAAACCGGTTATAATACACGGTTCCCGCGTATTCCTTCTTCAGCTGGGCCACGAACTCAGCCGGCAGGAAGGGATTATCGTCAATGGTCGAGGTTTGGCAATACACATCCGCATCGCTGTCGATGAACTTCTTTACGAAGTGCTGGGGGCCTGCGGGGTTGGCGGTTCCGTCAAATGCGCTGTGAGCACAGCGGAGGCGGCTTTTCAGCATCTCAAACAGTTCCTGGTTCCAGGTGCCCATCTCATCCCCATAGGCGTACTCGATGGTCATGCCCTGGATCCGGGCTACGCTGCTCTTTTTGTCTGCCCCCAGCGCATACACCCGGCGGCCAAACAGTTCCACGGTGTTGTCTCCGCTGCGGATGGTTCCAACCAGGCTGTCCCCCCAGATCTCACGCATGGGATCCAGGATGTTCCGGGAGAGGGTGCCCTGGGTATGGCCCAGCATGACCGCAGCCCCCTGGCCCTGCATGGCCATGAGCCGCTTTGGGATCACCACCGCGTAGTCCAGCCAGCTTTTTCCGCTGCCGGTGGCACCAATCTTTAGGTTCCAGCGGTGGGTGCATAGATTCAGATATTCCTGCTGTTTACTCGATAGCACTGCTGATCACTCCCAGCAGTTCCGCAGCCTTCGCCAGAGCCTCCTGTTTGCTGGTTTGGGCCGGGGCATTGCTCCAGCCCTCGAAATTGTTGGTCAGGGAGAACTTGGCCCCGTTGACACCCTCGCGGTCAAAGAGCCGTTCCTCAGCGTAGGTCTCAATGCGCAGCTTCGCCCGCGTTATCGTGTCATGAAATTCGGGTCGATCCTGATAGTTCAGCAGGGCCTGGCGGGAGAGAAAGCCCAGTTCATAGGCCAGGCCTGTGACGGTAGGAGGCCGATCTTCCTGCTGGCATCGCCGGAAGTATGCCTCAATGGCCTCCTCCAGGGCTTTCTTCGTCTTGTACTTCAAAGGCCGTCCGGCCATGATCATCACCTCCAGAGCGAAAAAAGGCAGCTTCGATCTCCGAAACTGCCTTGCGCCTTTTTTGATGATTCCAGTATACCACAGGTTTCCCGGAAAATCCTCTCAAAAAATTATCAGCTTTCCCGGCAGCCGTGAAGGGAAACGGTAAACCGGTACAACGCCGCGTCCCGCTTGCGGTAGACATTGGGGACGGAGATGTTCAGTTCCTCCGAAAGCCGCTCCGCAGCCCCCCGCCCGGGGTGGATGTAAAACAGTTCCAAGACCCGGCGTTCCTCCGGGGCCAGGGCGGCCAGGGCCCGCCGGATCCGCGCACATTGTAGCCGATCTGCCTCCAGATTGTTCCGCTCCTTCTCGATCTTGATCATAAGATCCAGCTGATTTTGTTCCCAGCCATTGCCGCCGCCGGCAACTGGAGTGCTGTCTGCACTGGCGGAGCGAATGGCGGTCTGCCGGAGTTCCATGCTCCTGATGTTCAGAGCCATATTTTCCAGAGCCATTTGCCGCGATTCGTAGTATTTCAGTTCGTTAATGGCATCCTTTTCCCAGTCCTGCATCCTCAGGTTCCTCCATATCGCCTAGAATTTCCGCCGCCCGGCGCATTACCGCGCAGCCCCGTGTGCTGCATCCGTGCTCCAGCCCGCAGCCCATGCAGGCGAAGGGCCGCTTTTCAATCGCCAGACGGCGGAGCATTCTGGCCAGCTCCTTACGCTCTTTCTGTTGACTCATGCTTCTTTTGGCCTCCTTCCAGTTCCTCCACTTCCCGCAGCGCGTCCTCCCTGGGCCGCCGGTAGCTGCACTTGGTACAGATGGCCATTGCCCAGCCGTCAATGATCTCCAGGGTCAGAGTGGCACCGCAGGCGGGGCAATGACGCGGGTTCATGCCGTAAATCATGCTTGGTTCTTCAGAGCTCGAATGGCGGCCAAATAACATTCCCGCTCCCTCACGGCATCTCTCAGTTCTTCGGGATCGTAATCGTCCCGCCCGGCCAGCCACATCTCTCGATCTTCTGCCGATCTGGCACACTCCTCAAAAAAATCGATAATTTCGTCTTTAGACACGGTTGTGCACTTCCTTTCTAAGCTTTCTCATCGCTTTGCAACTCTCTCGGCGTGTAAATTGCTTCGTCTGTGGTCATTCTTCTCCCGCCTTTCTCAGCGTCAGACCCACGCTCTCAAGCCGTCCAACGATTTCCTCGCAAGAGCGGCGGCCTAGATTTCTGATTTTTTGCAACTCTGGCAGGGTCATTTGCGCGATGTCTTCCGCCGTTCTTACCCCCGCCCGAAAAAGGCAGTTGTAAGAGCGGACAGACAGGTCTAGCTCTGCTAGGGTTATTTGCGCCGCTTCAGCCTGAGAGAGGGTTAAGGGCGTGTTATCCTTGCCCGCGGTGGCATCGTCCTGTCCGGCTTTGTACCCCTCTGCATAGCCCTCAGCATAGATTTTGTTACGATCTTCGTCCAGTTCCGCCCCCAAGGCGGCAAGGTGTTGTTGCTCCACTTTTCTCAGCCCGTAGCATAGCATCTTCATCCGCGTTGGGTGCCGCAGCTTGCGGATTGCTTTCGCTTCGATCTGGCGCACACGCTCCCTGGTTACGCCATAGTGCTTGCCCACATCCTCTAGCCGTAGACCTTGCTTGTACCGCATCAGCAGGACATCACGCTCCCGCGCGGTCAGCGACCAAAGGACATAGTCCAGAGTGCCGTTAAAGTCTGGCGGTAGCTCATTCACAAAGATGATGGGGTTCCCGTTCTCATCCAGTGCGGGCTTTCCATCCGGGTAACACCCGTAAAATTCCTGCAATTCCTTCAGCAGATTAAGCGGCCAGTCCTCCGGATTCGTGACGTTGTGTCGTTTCATTTTCGCATTCGCCTCCTGATCTCCCGGATCTTCTTTCGCGTCTGGTTTTTCTTCTCCCGCGCGGCGATATACTCCGCCTCGGAACACTCAAGTTCCTTCGAAAACACCACCGCCTGACATTCCGGGTCTTTGCACCTCCGGCGGCGGTACACGGCGAACCCCAGTTCCACGGTGTTTGTGGTCTGTGTCTCCCATGCCTCACAGATAGGACAAATCATGTGTGCTCACCTCCGTGTGTTCATTCCTGCACATACTGCGTTCGTTTTCGCATATACTCCATCTGTCTGCGCAGATCCTCCTCTAGGCGCGGATCCCGCAGTGAAGCGGACGGCGGCCCGCCGTTGGCTTTCTGGCCCTGCTTGCGCCGGGGGAACTCCGTTCGAGCCCATTCTCCCAGCTTCTCCCGCCAGAGGCCGCCACGAAGCAGGTCATTCTTCCCGGCTTTCCAGCCCCGTTCCCCATAAAAGGCGCAAAACTTCTCTGCGTCGATGGAGAGGCCGTGATCCGTTGCGTACTGACTGACTTCCTGGACACTGGGAGCCTTCTCTACCTGGGGATGGGGGGAGGGAGCCGCCGCAGGCACTTCTCCTTCCCGTTCACTATCCCCTTCCCTTTCCCGTTCACTATCACTATCACTATCCCGTTCCCGTTCACTATCACTATCCGCTTGTTTTGCTTGTTTTGCTTGTTTTTGGTTGTTTTGCTTGTTTAAACAAGCATTTGGTTGTTTTGTTGCGTTTTGATTTCCTTTGGGTGCCCCGCCTTGACGACCCGCCTCTGCGCGCCGCTGAACCGTCTGCGCATACTTTTCCTTGTTTGCCTGGATCGAATGGGCAATGAAGGAAAACGCCATACGGATAATCGGATCCTCCCCGTCATAGACCTCCCCCCGTCGCTCCAGGGCGTAGATTGCCCGGGCCAGCTTTCCCACCTGTTCGTCAGTCAGGTTGGAACAGCAGTCCTCCCATTCATAGTAAACAACAAAACTGTTCTTTTCCTTTTTCACGGTTCATCCCCCTTTTGGAAATGCTGTGACCCGGCAATGGGCGGGAACCACCGCCTGCACCTGCCGGATAAAGCTATCTTCATCACCGCTGGCATCGGACAGGTGCATCAGGTAGATCTCCCGGCATCCTTCCAGGTCAAGGGAAGAGAGCCATTTGCAGAGGGTTTTAATCTCCATATGGCTGTGCCGGATGCGCCGCTTTACTTCTTCCGGAATTTTACTGTGATAAACTAGAATATCATTACTATAATTTGCTTCAACAGCAAGCAAATTTAAACGGTTAAATTGATAGCCCAGACTGACGGTGTCCGTGGCAAAGGCCAGCTTCTCCCGGTCACGCCGGCTGCGGATCAGGAACCCCAGCGGCTCCATTGCATCGTGCTGGGTGCGGAACGGGATCACGTCATAGCCACCGATGGAACTGGGCTCTCCTACGTTGTGGCCGACGGGCGGCGCGAGGGGGTAGAGGTTGCCCTCCGCCCCCAGTGCGGCAATGGTTCCTTGGCTCGCATAGACTGGAATCCCGGCCTCACAGAGCTGCTGCCAGCTTTTGGCGTGGTCTCCGTGTTCGTGGGTGATCAGTACCCCGTCCAGCTGATTCAGCGTATACCCGGCTTGGTGCAGCCTCAGCTGAAGCCGCTTCCAGGTCAGCCCACACTCCACCATAAGAACGCTGCTGCCGTCATTGATCAGATAGCAGTTCCCTTTGGAGGAGGAGCCCAGGGAAATCAAATTCAAAACGGCACCCTCGTATCGTCGGACATCTCAGTCAGCTGCCCATCCGGAAAGTCAACAGCCTCCGCAGGGGTATGGCCCTCCTTGTACTGGGTAGACCGCTGGATCCTCGCCTGGATCCACTCCGGCAGCGTTTGGAACACAGCATCGTCCCAATCGTTTACGTTGAACTCCCGCAGTGGAGTTTGAGTGGTAGGATCCGGCATCCCCTCCGGCAAAGCCATCACAGAGGTGATATCGTTGTATCCGTTGTCCTTCTTAACCACCTGCACCAGGGCACTGTGTCCCAGATAGAGAGAGGAGTCAAAGGTCAGGATCCCAGCGTCACCAACGTCCCTGCCGATCCAGCTGGACAGCATCTTTCTCAGATTGCTCTTTTCGCCGGCCAGGTAATTGTAGGTTCTGGACAGCTGACGAGGCTTTTGCTCCCCATCAATCTCCAACGTCACCGTGGGGAACTCGAAGGTGAATACGATCTGGTCTTTGAATCCAGTCCGATTCTTGTAATGGGTCTCCTGCTCGCCGATAAAATAGATGCCCACACAAACGGCGGGATAGGGCTTAGCCTCCATAGGGGGATAGGTGGGCTTTTTCTCCAAATGCAAAATCATTTCTCATACATCCTTTCTGTCCTCAAAATATCATCATCTTTATTTACTACCAACAATACCATTTGCCCGCCGGAACTCCACAGGTCGGTCACGCTCTCCGCGTTGTCTACAAAGAGCGGAACATGAATCCCCATCTCCCGGCTGAACGTCCGAATGATGTCGATACCAATGTTAATTCTTGCGCCATTGTTTAGGCTCCCGTATGGAACACCCTGATACATCACGTCGCAGCACTCTTCCAGGCCGCCGTTAATCTGCTCCCGGAACAGGCGGAAGGACGCATTGTCAAACAGCTGGTTCACCGACTGCTCCACGAAGCTGGCCCGGAACCGGGAAAACTCCTCACAGAGATAAAGCATCTGATCCAGTTCCTCCACGGCTTCAGCGGCCTTCCTGGCCTGCTGATTCAGTTCCTCGATCCGTTGGTTTGCGTCCCGGATACGCCCCTCTTTGGACAGTTCCACATCCAGAGCGGCAATCTTTAAATGGAGGCTATCCCGCTGCTCCACCAGCTTGCGATAGCCGGTAATGCTGTCCGCTTCCAGCTGGCTCACCTGGGCTCCCAGCAGCTTAGCCTTGGTTTCCAACGCCTCCCGTTGGGCTGCATACCCGGGCATATGCTCAGGGGGCATCTGAGCCGCCTGACGGGCCTTATCCAGCCTGGCTTGTACCTTGTCCACCTTCTCTTCCATCTGCCGCAGAGCGTCAGCCTGTTCTTCCTGGCGGGCTAACAGTGACTCCATATGGGCTTTGATTTCAGTCGCAGACTTGGTCACCGCATTCAGCCTGCGATCTCGATCAGCGGCCCATTTGCTCTTGGCCTGATCCAGCTGGGCTATGGGAAGCTTCTGCCCGCAGGAATGACAGCGGTCTGACTTGGAGTAAGCCTCTCCGCTGATCCGCCTCCAGTCGCCTCGCAGGGACTCCAATTCTTCCTCCTGGGCCTTGATCTGGTTTCTGGTGGACTCCAGATCTGCACGGCAGCCGCGCTCCTGGATCTCCATTCTCCTGAGCAGTGCAGCCAGTTCGGCGGGATCCTCACCGGCTTGCCGGTGTTCTGCCTGATAGGCCCGATCCTCCGCATCCAGCGCGCGGGTTTGGGCCTCCAGCTGATCCAGCTGCCCGCGAAGCTGGGCAGTGGAGTTCCCGGCGGAATAGAGGGCCAATTCTGCCTTGACCTGCTCTTCCTGCTGAGACAGCGTTTCCCGCTGTTCCCGCAGCGTGGCAAAGTCTACGCCGCTGCAATTTGCCAGGGTGCGCTTACACTCATCCATCCGGGCCGGAATGTCCTTACGGTCTCTGTCCAGCCCCTTCCGGCGGCTGAGCAGCACCTTCTTGTAATCGTCCAAACTGCGCCCATCCAGGCCCCCGGCCAGGGACGCGAAGCGGGGATCCTGCTCCATGATCTCGGTGTCGCTGGCGGTTCCGGCCAGCCGGAAGAGCATTTCCCGGCGATCCTGCCACTTCATGGTTTCGGGTAAGTAGGTCACAGAGGTCAAGAGCCGGAAGGTGTCCTCCTCCACCAGAGCTGCCACCTTGTGGTCAAACTCCGATTTCAGCACTGGGATCTCATTGACAAAGTAGTCACTGCTATGGCCGTCAAAGGTGGCATCTCCCTTGCCCCGCTTCTTGCTCCACTTCTCATAGTAGGTGCGCCGGAAGGTGAAGAAGCCGTCGGTGGTCTCCAGAGTGGCGGTGACACTGGTAATGGCACTGTGATCCTTCACCTGGTTGTGGTCGTCCAGAGGCTTGATATCGAAGTCCTTGCGGCCCTGGCTGTCCTTGCCCCAGAGGCACCAGGTCAGCGCATCATAGATGGTGGTCTTCCCGGTGGCGTTTTTGCCATACACCAGGAAACTCTCGCCGTCTGGGGTAAAGGTGAAGTGCTCTGCGCCCTTGAAGTGATCCAGGGTCAGAGAGATGAGCCGGATGTCCATTAGGATCTACCCCCAATCACCTGCAACTGGATAACCTGGCCCCGGGCATCTTCCTCCTGCCGATCCAGGCCGCGGCCCATGATGCGGCGGATCCACACCCGCCGGCGCACCTGGCCTGCCACCTGCTTGAGCAGCGACTGAGGCGGGATGCCCATATGGTCGGCCAGCACCACCACCGCCTCGGTGAGGAGCGGTTCCACGTCCTCTGCGTTTAGGTGCATCACGTTCACATCCGGGTCGGGAATCAGGCTGCCATTATCATGGGTTGCGGTTAACCAAATCCGGGTGGGCATAAGCTCCGCCCGTTCCAATTTCATATTCTTCATCTTGCTTTTTACCTCCAAATTCGCTATACTTGAGGCAGATGGTTTGACACATCAACCCCATTGCCGCCTACGGAGTTGCCGCTTCGCAGGCGGCGTTTCTTTTTACCGGTCGTCCCGGCTGTACTGATCTTCGCGGCTGCGCTTGCGCACGGTAAAGTTCTTTGCATAGACCTTTTTGCGGCAGTGATCGCAAACCCGCTTCGCCTCCATGCCGGTGGGCCAGAGCAGATAGTTTGCATCCCGCATCAGCGTAGCGCAGTGGGGACACAGGGTAAGCAGCTTTTCCATTGGGTTCACCTCCCTTTATTGGATACTCAGTGGTTTACAAATACCTTGCCAGATCGGCGATGGGGATCTGATACCGGCCAGCAATCATGCGTGCGGGGAAGGCTCGATCCTTCAGCAGTGTCCGGCGATCCTTCACCCCGCAGACCTGACAGCATTCTTGAATGGTCAGTGCCAGCTTGCCCGGGAACATTTCGGTGAGCAGTTGCAGATTATCCCGGTAGTTTTCTTGCTCCCGTGCCATTTTGGTTACCTCCTTCTCTTTTACACAATGGTCACTGTGTCCACAAAGTGGACAGCGAACTAAAAAAAATATTCAGAAACACGTCCTTTGACTCGATGCCAAGAACTTTTGTGATTTTCTGGATATCTTCGATGTCTGGATCTTGGACTCCATTGACAATTCGGCTGGCCTTATTCCGATTCCAACCTATCTCATTCGCAAATTCGCCAATGGTTTTGTACTTTGACATCACTGCTCCACGGAGATTGATGCAATCCATATTTGCACCCCCTTTCTTCCGATATCCACATTGTGGACAATGACATACTACCACCGCTCGCGCTAGTTGTCAACCACTTTGTGGACAATTTTTAAAAATTTTTTATTTTGTGTTGATTTTGTGGACATGATGTGATATATTTCACTCATAGGAAAGGTGTGATGAAATGGAACTCATATCAACTTTTCACGATCGTCTGAGAGAAGCGATGGGAGATATGACAGCCACTGAATTGGCAAATATACTGGGCATCTCAAAACAGTCTGTTAGCGCTTATGTAAATGGGACAAGGAAGCCAAAGCGTATTGTAGCCGGTGAGATTGCTAGGGTGCTTAATGTGAATCCAGCGTGGCTTATTGGATACGATGTATCTCGCTATCCTGATGTCAGCGAATCCGACCGCAAATACATCCCCCCTGGCTGCATTCCCGTTCCCAAAATGCACAAGGTGCCCTTGATTGGCCGTGTGGCCTGCGGGAATCCCATCACGGCGGAAGAGAATGTAGAGGGCTATGTGGATGCCCCGGAGACCTGCCGCTGTGATTTCTGCCTGATCTGCTGCGGGGACAGCATGATCGACGCTAACATCCAAGATGGCGATCTGGTGTATGTCAGGGCCCAGCCCACCGTGGAAAACGGTCAGATCGCTGTTGTTAGAATTGGGGGAGAGGCAACCTTGAAGCGGGTGTACATTAGTCAGGACTGTGTGACTCTGGTTCCGGCAAACAGCAGTTATGCGCCGATCACCTTCACCGGTGAATCGATGCGAGATGTGCATATCGAAGGAAAGGCAATTGGGTTTATGCACCTATTTAAGTAGGTGATAAAATACATTCGTCCCAGCAAAAAGAGAAAGGAGAAAGAAAAATGTTCCAGAAGAAAAATGCTACACCGCAAGATGGTAATCCGAACGAATTTACAACTGACCCTAAGCCGAAGAAAAAGAAAAGCAAGAAGTGGATCGCAATTGTGATTGGTGTTGTGGTCGTCATTGGAATCATTGGCTCTATTGGCGGCGGCGGAGAAACTGAGGATACATCGCCTGCGGAAAGTGAGTCTGCCGCAGTGGTGGAATCTCCAGAAGTTGAATCACCCGAGGAATCTGCTTCTTCCAATCCTTTGATGAATCTGGAAGTGAATACAGCAGATGTCAAGAGCGGAGGAGGGAATGTCATTGGTACCAGAGCATGGGTGACCTATACACGTTCCCAGTTCGATGCGCTGACCGATGATCAAATTGCAGAGTTCGCCCTTGAAGTTGTGGATGGTGCTGATTATAACTGGTTTACCATTGACTTCGGGGATGGAACCGGAGTGGTTTTCAATAGTTGTTCGACCCTGCTTGCATCACTGGGTGAGATTGATGATACTGGTGCATTATTGAAAACGGAAAAGTACCTCACGGTTTCCCATGATGGATCGGTTAAATGGGAGCTCCCCAGCGAAGAGGTTTCGGTTGAGGAAACGTCCACTGAGGATACTGCTGCCTCGGTTGACTATGATGCACTTGAAAGCATACTGAAACCTGTTTTTGACACCAACTACCCGGATTGTTATAGTCTGGAAATATCTGACGGCGTTGCAACCATCAATGTTTGGCAAGATGGAATTGCAACTGCTGCTGTATATGCCGCTGTCGGAGAAGAAACCACACTAGATTCCTGGAATACATTAGTGGAAAGTATGTGCTCCCTTTCTGAGTCGGTATGCAGTGCAGCCGATGCGGCCGGATATGAAAACATCAGTTGTGTGCTTAGCGTACTGAACGACCAGAATATGGACAACACGTTGCTCACTGTTATGAATGGAGTGGTTATTTACGATGCAGTTGACAGCAGCAGTGCGGGCTGATCGACTAGAACCAAACGTTTGATAATTTAGACATAAAAAAATCCCTCCCCCGGTGCTGCGAACACCGAGGGAGGGAAAGGGGCAGATTTTCTGACAGAACCATCTGCCCTTTCATTATAGCACCCTTTTTGGGGAAATGGAAGGAGAAATTGAATATGGCAAATGCCAAAAAGCGCAAAGACGGCCTCTATCAAGTCACCGTGATGGTGGATGAGAAGGGGAAACGCGTCCGAAAGTATTTCTATGGGAAGACGCTCCAGGAGGCCAAGGCTAAGCTGCTGGACTACCAGGAGGAACGAGCTGCCGGAAGGACGTTTTCCGCGGTGGCTGATGAATGGCAGCGAGAGCACTGGGAGGAGATCGCAGCGGGAACGCAGACCAGCTATGCGCCGGCACTAAAACGGGCGAAGGAAGATTTCCGTGGAAAGTCTGTGAAAGAGATTGTCCCCTTGGATGTAAAGCGGGCTCTGGAGTTAATGGCAAAGCGAGGGTATGCCCAGCATAGTGTGTCCATCTATCTCTGCGTACTGAATCAGATCTTTAACCACGGAATCCTAATGCAGGATATTACAGAGAACCCTGCGGCAACCGTCCAGGTGCCGAAGGGGCTTGCAGTAGCCACACGGGAATGTCCGGAAGAGGATCAGCTGGAAATCATCCGGAAGAATGTCAATGAGCCTTTTGGTTTGTTCCCTTATATGCTGCTCTATACCGGCCTGCGCCGTGGGGAGCTGCTGGCTCTGCAATGGAGAGACGTTGATTTCAAGGCCGGCATGATCCGGGTGTGCAAATCCGTTACTTATGCCGGCACGGGAAATCGCCCGGAGATCAAGTCCACCAAAACCGAGGCGGGAGACCGTTCTGTTATCCTGCTGGATCGGCTGGCACAGATCTTGCGTCCACTGCAAAAGAACCCGGATGATTATCTATTCGGCGGACAGAAGCCGCTGACTCAGAGCGTATTTCGCAGTGCATGGCGGCGGTATTGCCTTGATGTTGGTCTCTGGGAGTGGAAAACATCACAGAGAAAAGAGAAAAAGAAGAATAAGAATAAGAATAAGAATAATAAGGACAAGATTGTGGTGATGGTCAAGGCTCCAACCGTTACGCCACATCAGTTGCGCCACGCCTACGCCACGATGTGCTGGGAGTTGGGAATTGATGTCAAAGATGCCCAGCGGCTCCTGGGCCATAGCAAAATTGAGGTGACGATGGATACCTACACCCACATCCGAAATAAGCACCTGACCGGTGTTGCAGCAAGGCTCAACCAGGCGGAGTGATCGTCGCTTGATGTATGGATGGTGTAGTGAGCACCGGCGACATTGAAAACACTGGCTTTTTATCTGAATGGGGTTCAAGAGGCCTTGAGTTCGAATCTCAACACTCGGACCATAACTGGACACCTATTTTGATACAATGCGTATCAGAATGGGTGTCCAGTTTCTTTTTGCAAAATGTCCTTTGGCGTATCTATTTTGTCAGGCTTTTATGGACTGGCGCACTGTCTGACACGATCTGTTTGCGATTAAGGTATATGATCTTCCAAGCAACAACAATGCTTTAGCTATACTTTAGGTACGGGATGTAAGATCGCTTTGTACCTGAGGTATCCTCACTTCCTTTCCCATCCCTATCGATCCATATGGCAAGAAGAAGCCCGCTTCCATGTATGAACTGGAAGCGGGCTTCTTTTTTTGGGATACCTTTGCTGCGATTGGGTCAGAAGATGTCAGTGGCTAATTGGCTGTGTGGCATATGCCTGACCCCCAATATTATTATAGCGTCTACAAAAAACGCCCGGCATAAGCTGTCAGGAATCTCTGACAGCCCATGCCGGGCAGAATGATTTCTAAATGTTTTTAGCGGAAACTAGGTGCTTACCACTCCCAGTCGATGTCCACGCCGTGATACTCTTCCTGATAGCTGACCCATGCATTGAGGATGGTCTGCATATCAGCCTCATAGGACTGACCGGAGGAGCTGGCTTCGGCGTTGGTGGCGATGGCGGCCAGGGTCTGGGCCCACAGGGCCACACCGTCTTCCTCGTTCAGGAACTTGACCTCGTTGCCGGTCTCCTCCTGCCAGGTCTGAGCGGCAGTCTGAGTGGCCTCGGTGACGTGCTGAGCGGTGTATGCGGAGGTCTCGTCCACGCACTCCTGGATCAGAGCCTTTGCCTCGTCAGACAGGCCTGCCCAGAAGTCGCTGTTGGCAACGATCAGAACGGCAGAGGTGTACTGACCATCCACGGTGGCGTAGGGAGCAACCTCATAGAGGGAGTTGGTGATACCGGTGGACAGGGAGGCAGATGCACCGTCGATGATGCCACGGGACAGGTTGTCATAGGCATCGGGAGCGGCAACGGCCACGCAGTTGAGGCCGATGGCCTGATACTTGGCGGTGTTCATGGTGCCGAAGGCGGAGCACTTGGACACCAGATCGTCCAGGCCGTCCCAGTCGAAGGTGGTGATGAAGGAGGGAGCACCGTCGCAGGAGTTGCCCAGAATGGTCATATTGAAGCCGCCCATGTAGTTTGCGATGATGTCAGCGGTCTCCTGGTTCTCAAAGAGGAGCCAGTTGGTCTGGTCGATGGACTCCTGAGCGTCGGTGGAGTAAGGCATGAAGCCCCAGTTCATCAGAGGAGCGTCGCTGGTATGCTTGTTCATCAGCATGATGTCCATGTTCAGCAGGTTTTCCTGGAGCGCACCCCAGATACCGGCGTTGTCATACTCCGTGCCGCCCCAGGCCACTTCAACGGTGACAGCACCGCCGGACTTCTCAGCCACCAGGTCGCGGAAATACACCAGGCCAGCATTCTGGTCGGAGTTCTCCGTGGCATCAGAGGCCATCTCGATGGTGAAGGACTCACCGGTATAAGCTTCGCCCTCAGCGGCAGAAGACTCAGCAGGTGCGCTGGACTCAGCGGATGCATCGCCGGAAGCGTCGGTGTCCGTGCTGCTGGTGCTGCCGCCGCAGGCAGCTAGGCTCAAGACCATAGCCAGAGCCAGCATCAATGCAAACAGTTTTTTCATTTCT